GTCAGGGTCACTATAAGGGAAACCAAATGGAAAATCAATCAACACTTCAAGGACCAAAGGTCCTTCTCGAAGGTCCTGCAGGTACAGGCAAAACCTACGCCATCGGCACTGTCGTCGATTGGGCGACAGTCCACAAGAAGGAAGTCTTTTGCCTTTTCACCGAGAATGGACTGGAAACCCTACTCGGCTACTGGCGGGATAAAGGGGCGATGGTCCCAGACTGCCTTCACTACCATTCCACCCTGACCAAACCGATCTCACTTCTCCAGCTCATTTCGGCAGCAGACACCGTGGGCAAGCTCTCTTACGAGTCGATAACCAAGATGGTTGATGGGGACCGGGGGAAGAACAACGCCTTCAAAGCCATTCTCACGGCTTGCTCGAACTTTCCCGATGATCGGACGGGGAAGCTTTTTGGACCTGTGGATGGTTGGGGGGCGGACAAGATCTTCGTGATTGATTCGCTCTCCGAGCTGAGCAACGCAGCCATGAAGATGGTTATAGGGAACAAACCAACAGCATCGCAACCTGACTACGGCCTCGCCCAGAACAACCTGATGAACTTCTTGCGCCTGCTCACACAAGGTATGTCTTGCACGGTTATCCTGACTGCTCACGTGGCCAGGGAAACAGACGAGATAACCGGCGGGGTCAAGCTCATGACGAAAGCCATAGGCAAGGCCCTCGCGAATGAAATCCCGCAACTCTTCTCCGACGTAATCTACACTGTCCGGGAGGGAACGGGATTCTTCTGGGACACAGCGGCGGCGAATGTGGATGTCAAGACCCGCAACCTCCCTATCGCGGCAAAGCAGAAACCGGACTTCGCTTCCATCATGGATAAATGGACCGTAAGGGGGTAATATGAGTGAAAAAACATCCTTGGGCTCTGTATGCGCCTACATCCCGCCGGAAAGCCATCAGAAAAAAGGATCTTATAAAACCATCGGACATGCTATGATAGATGAAAATGGTAATATATCCTTAGTACTAGACTGTATTCCATTGCCACACACCGGCTGGAAAGGCTGGTGTAATATTTTCAATCCCAAAGGAGGAGAATTCTAACCGTTCGTAGGCATAGTCACCCTTCGTCCTAGCCTCACTGACCAAACCGTAATTCAATCAACCTAGCAAGGAACCAAATCATGTCAGCATTCGATCCAGCAACATTCCTCGACGCTACCCTTACCGAACCCACCGAAAAGCGCAACCCCCTCCCCATTGGCGACTACAACGCAATCATCAACGATGTAACGGCACGGGCCTGGACGGGAAAGAAAGACCCTACCAAGTCTGGTATTGCCTGGGACCTGGTCCTGATCATCGATGTACCGGCAGACGTTCAAACCGAGACCGAACTGTCCTCCACCTTACAAATGAAGGACTCCATCATGCTTGACCTGACTCCCGGCGGCACTATCGACGGGGCGAAGGGAAAGAATCGGCGTCTGCGGGCTTACCGGGAGGCCGTCGACCTTAACAAAGTCGGGGATTCCTTCTCCGCCCGTTCCCTGATCGGCAAGATGATCAAGGTCAAGATCGCTCACGAAATCTGGGAAGGCAATCCGGTTGAACAGATTACCGGCGTGATCAAGGCGTAAGAGTTCAGTAGTTTAACCCACAGGGGCTTCGGCCCCTGTTTTCACGAGGACAGTATGGCAAATAATTACACTACGCTTTCCCAAATTGTGGTTCCCCCAGACAGACAACGCCAAGACCATGATATTGCGGCACACCAAGACTTGGTCGAATCCATCCGAACAAACGGACTGATCAATGCGATCACCTTAACCCCCATCATCGGCACAGATACGTGGGAGTTGGTGGCGGGGGAGAGGCGCCTCAGGGCCATGACGGACCTGGTTGACCTCGGGGAACCCTTCAAGTACAACGACCGCACCGTTCCTTCTGGCATGATCCCCTTTACATTCTTCTCCGAGCTGTCAGCTCTGGAGAAAACTATGCTGGAATTCGAAGAGAACATCAAACGAAAGGACCTCACTTGGCAAGAGCGTTCCGCCGCTGTGGGGAAGATCGCGGAGATGGTCCGCCTCAGGGCTATTGAGACCGGCACCAAGTTCTCCCTTCATGACGTTACTGACCTGACTGCCTCCGCCAACCTTGGCTCCGACTTCGGCCTCGTCCGACAAGATCTAATCATTGCGAAAAACCTTGACAACCCACTCCTTAAGGGAGTCACATCCCGATCCGAAGCCTTCAAAGTCCTCAACAAGGAAGCAACGAAGAAACAATACCTTGCGGATGCCGCGCGGATTGGACCTACCCTCCACGCTACCAGCTACCAAGTTATCAATGCTGACTGTCTTGAGTGGCTGGCCACTGCCCCCGCCGGCTCTTTCGATGTAGTGTTGACTGACCCACCTTACGGTATGGGGGCAGACGAGTTCGGGGATTCCGGGGGGAAGAATGGCTCGACGAACCACTTTTACGCCGACACCGATGCGACAGTGATCCACCTGATGCAGGAGCTTCCGGCTCAACTCTTTCGCGTGACGAAGGCGGATGCCCATCTCTATCTCTTTTGCGATGTGGATTTCTTCAGCATGTGGAAGGATGCGTTGGCGAGGGTTGGCTGGAATGTCTTCCGCACCCCGATGATCTGGTACAAGCCTCAGGCCTTTCGCGCACCCTGGCCGGAGCATGGCCCACAGCGGAAGTATGAGATGGTCCTGTATGCACGGAAAGGGGATAAGCGGTGCAACACCCTTTCGCCCGATGTGCTGACCCATGCACCGGATATAAACCTTGGGCATCAGGCCCAGAAGCCTGTGAGCTTGTTTGCAGACCTGCTGCGGCGGAGTGTTCGTCCTGGGGAAAATGTCCTCGATCCTTTCTGTGGAACCGGGCCAGTGTTCGAAGCGGCACACGCCTGTAGCTGCAAGGCCACAGGGATTGAACTTGATTCAGGGGCTTACGGAATAGCGCTGAGCCGTGTGAACAAACTTGTCAACGTCATTGGAGACCCAGTATGACCGCCCGCTTACTCGATACCGAGACTACTTCTGTCGATGACCCTCAGATCATTGAGATGGCCTGGATGAACATCCATCCTCCCCATCAGTCCTTTGGCTGGGAAGACGACGAACCCGAAGTCTACCGCTTCAAGCCAACCAAGCCAATTCAATTCGGGGCTATGAATGTCCATCACATCCTCCCAGACGACCTCGCAGATTGTGCCCCCTCGTCTCAAGCGACTCTCCCTGTTGGTACGACTTACCTGCTTGGACATAACATCGACTTCGACTGGAAGGCCTTGGGTTCTCCCACAGTTAAGCGCATATGCACACTTGCGCTATGCCGATCCCTTTGGCCGGATACTGACTCCCATTCCCTTGGCGCTATGCTCTATTTCCTTGATGGAGCTACAGATGCTACACGAGAGAAGCTTGCAAGGGCTCACGCAGCCGAGTTCGATATAGCAAACAACTGGATCATCCTCCAGCATATTATAGCCAAGCTTGGGGTGCAGACCCTGGATGAACTCTGGCGGGCGAGCGAGAAAGCGCGCATCCCCGTCAAGATGACCTTCGGCAAGCACAAGGGAAAGCTCGTGACTGAGGTCGACAAAGGATATGCGAACTGGTACTCGAAACAAGAGGACACGGACGAGTACCTGATGCAAGCGTTCAGGCTCGCGGGTCTTCTCCCACCGAAGAGAGTTTGACCATGAGCAAATACTTTTTGCAGGAAGGTGCCGAGGTTCAACTTCGGTGGCAAAAGAAAGTCTCGGATGACTTACGGGAACAGCTTCGGCTTTTCAAGCGAGATCGAGAAGAACGCTATGTCAAACAAGACAAAGAGAACCGTCAGCTAAAAACAAAAGTCGACGAACTCGAAAGAGACTTATCTAAGGCTGTGGACATGTTGTCAATTTACCGCGACGGGACAAAGCCCTCTCTTGCCACCCGCCTTTGTGCTCTTTTCAAGAGGCCTCCCCATGCCTAGACTTGGCACCGGACCTGTCCCCGCGTGCATCATGTTAGTTGGTGAATGTTTTACTTATGAAGAGGAACGATGTGGAGAAGCCTTTCTCGGAGAAGCCGGAAAAGAACTCAATCGAATGCTGCATGACGCCGGCATCATGCGAAGCGAATGTTACGCCACTAACGTCGTCAACGCCAGACCCCCTAAAGACGATATCGGATCCTGGATTGCCTTCCGACGAAAAGACGTCACCGCCACCCACATCCATTGCAGGGACCGAATGGTGCTCCCTGTGTTCAAACTGGGTTACGACCGCCTCTATCGAGAAATCGAACTCGTCCAGCCAAACATTATTCTCGCCTTCGGGAATGTGGCCATGCACGCTCTTACGGGTGCGGAAGGCATATCCAAGTGGAGAGGTAGTCTCTTGGCGGTGCAAGGAATTGCTGACCCTCCCAAAGTAATGCCACTGATCCCGCCGTACCAAGTGAGCAAACAGTGGGAGCTGCGGGCAGTCACAGTGAATGATCTGAGGTCGGCGAAGCGTCATGCGGGGTCGAGGGTCTACAAACCCCTTGGGTGGGACTTCATCATTCGACCTGCAGCAACCACGGTGATGAAGACCCTGGCAATGCTGCAGGAGATGGTAGAGGCCAAGCCGACCTGGGTTGACTTCGACCTCGAAACCCGCGCAGGTCACATTGCTTGCGCGGGACTCTCTTGGTCAACCACCCAAGCGATATGTATCCCCCTGATGTGCGTTGAGTTGCCGGACGGGTATTGGCTGCCGGATGAGGAAGCGGCGATTGTGTTCGCATTGTATAGACTCCTGACCCACCAGAACTGCTTGGTCCGCGGCCAGAACCTCCTGTACGACGCTCAGTACACTTACCGGCACTGGCACTTCGTACCGAGGGTGGTCCAGGATACGATGATAAGCCATCACACCTGCTTTGCTGGCCTCTCGAAAAGCTTGGCCTTCCAATCCTCAATGTACTGCGATCATTATATCTATTGGAAAGATGATGGAAAAACCTGGACGAAGAATGTCGGTGAAGATCAGCTCTGGTCGTACAACGCAGTTGACTGTGTACGGACACGGGAGTGCGGCGAGGTTGAGCTACGCAACATTGAAGCGATGGGTTTGCAAGCAGTTGAGGATTTCCAACAAGAACTCTTCTGGCCTGTACTTAGAGCTATGCAGTTGGGAGTTCGCATCGATCTCAAGG